CCTACTACAACTTTTTATAATAACGCTTCAGAGTCCATTAATGTTGCAGAAGATGTGTTTAACTCAGGTTTAAAATACGACGAGGATAATAAAAGTTTTAGTGTTGAATTAAGGGGGTTAGATGTTAGTAAGCCCGGAATGTTTGTCCGGGTGACAAAAGCTAAGCAAGTCAGCACTTCTGCAAGTGTCGGTTTAGATGACATTATTCGCACTCAGAAAAGTTTAACAGCCGCTTATTAATGTGTTTTATACTTCAAACAATGTTAAACTTCAGATAAACGGAAACTATATTGTAGCTTCCAATGCTCAAATATCTTTAGAAGCAAATATTCAACCTAACTACAATTTAAAACAACGTCATACTCCAAATTTTGCCGCTAGTAACGGTATAGGTGGAAAGCTTGACTTTAACTACTATCTTACTGGAGAAGACTATTTTAAAAAATTTATAACTGGTCAGGGCGAATCACCTTTGTCTACAAGTCAAGTTATAAGCGGTAACTTTGGTGGCCTTAATTTTAAAAGCGGATATCTAACAAGTTACTCTATAAACTTTACCCCTAATTCTCCAGCTGTAGCAAGCGCTAGCATAAACTTTTTTGACCAAATGAGTGGAGAATTTGAACCTACGGTTGAAGAGTCTTTAGCTGCCGTTAATTCAAATGTATTGAATTTTAAAGATGCAACTTTCGGTCATTACATACCTATCACGCAAACTGAGTTTTCTGGAACTGTTGAAGAGTTCGTAGAGGGTACTTACAACTACTCAGCAGAGGTGACTCCTGTTTACTTAATGAACGAAACAAAGCCTAGCGCCGTTAGTTTTGGTCCAAAAACAGTTAATATGAATTTTGAAACAGACAATCCTACCGGATATTTACCTGTCTCAGGCAATACCGCTAGATTGTCCGTTGATTTAAAAGACTCAAACGGAACAACAGTTGACAATTTCACCTGCTCGGGACTACTTAAAGGCAGAAACTTATCTACAGCAGTTGGTGATTATATAAAGCAAACAATAAATGTTACTCAGGCTGATAACTTTGATGTTAACGTATATGTGGGAGCTATACTCGACAGCTATGGTGATGAGGGTTGTATAGGAATAGGAACGACTTAGTATGCCGATATTTAATCCAAAAAGAATTTTTCAATTAAGTGGCTCAAATATGAGCTTCGTTAAAAATGTGTTTTTTGGGGAAGCTCGAGTTGAGGACATTGTTTACAAATCAACAACTGGGTTGTCAGGAGTAGTCCCAGCAGAAGCAGTTACAGATAATATTCTAATAGAAACCAATGAGGGTATTATAGATTTAGGGCCGCAAAATATTGTTTTAGATTCTCTTTCCCAAGTTATCGTAAGCGGTTTAGATGCCAATAACGTAAGTGGGGGAGCTGGGAGTCTGGTCACAATATCAGGGGAAAATTTTTATTCAATAACTGACGTAAATTTTGGCACAGGAATAGGTAGAGCTTCTGAATTTAATGTTATTTCTGATCAGATAATTGAAGCTATTGTTCCTACTGGAGCTGAGTACGATGAGGTGACAGTTTTTTCATCAATAAGGACTGGCGCAGCTGGGGCGATTTCTTTTGCAAGTGGAGACAGTAATAATAAATTCGTTCCAATTCCCACTATCACAGGAATTAACTCTCAGAGAATAAGGGGATCCAAAAATTTTGTCTTAGGAGGTTTTGGTGCGACCTCTGTAACAGGCATAACCGTAAACAATATAAATTTTTCAACCGGGGCTGGACAGCCTGCGGCAGTAAATCATGTGGGTACAGGCGTACAATTTACGGTGCCTACAGGAGAGTATACAAAAGGCGCACCTACTTTGTTACTTCAAAGTGGAGTGCAAAAAACTTTAGCGGCAGACTTTTCAATTTCTCCTGACATTTCTATAGCGGGAGTTACTCCGGGAGTTTTCTTAGGTGGCACGGCTACTATTAGTGGTTTAAATTTTCACTCTGGACTGTTGTATACAGGTGAGTCTTCTACAGCTAATCCGACTGGATGCTTAGTCTCTGTAGGAGGGGAAACGGGGAACTTTAAAATTATATCTAACGCAGGTGGGTACAATAGACTTCAAGGTAATGTTCCTACTGGAATCCCAATAGCTATCTCAGGCGGTAATGTTGCAGCTGGGGTTGTCGGAGACATAAGACATTTAGAGGTAGCTGTATATTCAAAAGATTACCCTGATCAATATATTGCAACTGGCAGTTTTAGGCCGGGTATTCAATCTCCTACGGTCACTTCAGTTTCTCCGCCCTCGGGCATAGGTGGCACTGATGTTGTTATAGAGGGAACTAACCTTTATGGTATAACAGGAGTGGCTTTTAACGGGATAGGTAATGTAGGTGTCGGCACCCAGTATACATTCAGTCAGGTTTCAGAGGTCGATCCCGGATTTAAGATAAAAACATCAGTGCCTCTTGGGGCAAATATAGCTTCGACAGGGGGATTTTTAGATTTAGATGTATCGGGTTTTTTTGGTAATGTCGGTGTGCAAGATGCATTTTTTGTTTTTGGTAACCCTGATGTAAACTCTGTTGTTCCTTCCACTAATATCACCCCGGGCTCTACAGGTGCCGTTTATGGAAGTGGTCTTTATTCTGGTTCGGAAGTATTGCTTTATGGAGGGGCGGGAACTGTAGCCCCTTCTAATTTTAGACAAAATCTTTTAGTTACTGGATATGCAAATGATAATCAGATTAATTTTGTTTATCCGAACAGTTTTGATACCGGAGAAAATTATAAAATCAGAGTTAGAAATCAAAAAAGTTCTCAGGCATTATTTTCTGTTACTGGAGTGAGAAAACCACTCATTAGCGGGGTTTCAGTTTCAGGGGTTTTTCCGGCAGCTTTAAGTGGCGAGGAAGGCGGTCCAATAACTATATCTGGATTTTTTGAAAAAATACTAGAGAGTGGGATTAGAATTGGGGATAGGGTGGTGGAGACCTATACTCTGGATAATAGGACTGATTATACGTATCCAAACGTTACGATAGCTACGGGGATAAGATTTAACATTCCTAACAACGTTACGAGTGATTTTATTTCAGTTCAGACTAGCGGTGGATTTGCGGAATTTGGAGAGGTCTTAAACGTGTCAAAGGCAGCGCCTTTAGCGCAGGGGTTTTATACAGGGTATGGCATTACTACGCCTAGCTTCTACAATTCTAGCGAGCAGGTTTTTAGAGAATTGGAAAATATTACGATAACTGGGGAAAGGTTAAATTTAGTTACTGGAATATCTTTTTCCGGTTTAGGTAACGAATCTTTTGATTATAGCGACTTTATAGAAAAGACGCCCTCTACATTATCTTTTAAAATTCCTACTGGTATTAGGCCGGAAAGTGGCAACTTTATATTAAAAGATTTTAAGGGAAGGCAATCTGATGGACCATTTTCTTTAAATTTAGTTCAAGTTTCTGGGGTTGATTCAAACCTGAGCCTTCCCGGCCAGTTAATAAGCGTTAGTGGTATAAATGTTACGGTACTTGAGATGGTGTTTCCTTCTTTAACTGGAGGAACAGTAACCCCAGACTCGCACACTAACGCTACCTCTGGTGATTTTGATGTTCTTTCAGCTAGAATTCCAAGCGGTATAGTTCCCGGAGGTATAACTCTAAGTGGGTATGAAAATACTGAAGCTGCAAATATTTTAAACTTTACTCCAGCGCCATTAATCACTGGCGTAGTTGGATTTGGAACAGCAAATGAAGCAAACTCCGGAGTTTTAATAACAGCTACGGGCATAAACTTTAACGCTGTAGCTAATTCCGGATTAAGTTTTGCTAACTATATAGGTATTAGCGGCACAGGCAACAAGGACTCTTTGGAGGAGGCTTATTTTTATGGAGTGTCTGGTTATTCTACCGGGGTAGGGGTTGGAACTGAAACTACCCTTGCATATAGCAAGCTTGATTTTTATTTGGATGCTGGTTTTATAGGGACTGGAAGGTTTTTTCTTACACCTATCGAATACTCAAGGGATACCTTTGCTTCTGGTGTGGCATACTATGGTTCAAGCTCTGAAGCAGTTTCTTCCCCCTATTTTTCTGACGAGTTTGTAATCCAAGGGACTAGGGTGAATGTTACTGGGTATGGACCTAGTAGGGGAGTAACTGGCGCTAATATTGAATTTACAGGCTTCGGGCTAAATGAAGTGACGGGAGTTTTTCTAAAACCCGCAACCGGTGACGTAGGGGTAATTGAGACTAATTTCACAGTAGACTCAAGTAATAAGATAACTTTAACAATTCCAAAAGAAGCGGTAGAGGTCAGAGGCACTACTAACATTTTGTTTTCGGGAGGAACAAGTCAAGATGTTGGACCTTTGGAGATAATTTTAGACGCTTCTGTGGTTGAGTATAATATAGTTGAGCAGGATGACACTCCTTCAAGTTCCACAAGAGTAGGAAACTTTACTCAAAAAGAAACTGTTAACGGAACTGTATTTTTAGTTACTAGAACTAGGTTTCCAGACGGAACTACGGCTATAGTTAGCAGCACCCCGCAGTAGGTTTATAATCACAATTAAAAGCTATTGATATCCTAAGACTTTCTTGAGGGTTGGGGTCAACGTAATGCATTAACCAAGATGGAAATATTAAGACCTTACCCTCTTGAACTGGGTAGGTAAACAAACTGCTATCGTATTTATTAGTTACGTTGAATGCGTTGGAGTTTTTAGGTGCCAATGGGTCAGGGGCATAGATCCTATGTTGAGGTCGAGGGTCTAGGAAGTGAATATTACCTGAATTTTCG